ACCCGCCCGCGCCGACGTCGCCGGCGACCCCGACCCCGTCGCCCGCGCCCGCGTCACCCTCGACCCCGTTTTTCATCCGTCACGAACTCGACGAGCCCGCCGCGCCGCCCTTGCCGCCGGCCGTGCCGGCCCCCGACCCGTCAGCCGCCGGCGTGACGTGTCCTGCGTGCGGGGCGCTGGTGCCGGTGCCGGAGATTCAGGCGGAGCTATGGCGCACGTTGACGACCTTGCGGCGCACGACGGAGCAAGCGGAAACGAACGAAAACCCCGCGCACATCATCAGCGCGTCCAGGGCGATTACGGCGCTCATCGCGCAGATCGACAAGATGACACCTCCGCCACCTCAGGATCCGAACGAGCACCCGGACATGGTGCGCGCCGCGGCGGAATGTCGTGAGCTGTTGATGAACGCCGTACGGCGGAAGGGCGAGAAATGACCACCACGAATGAAGCGCTCGAGGCCGAGCGGGACGAGGCGCGCGCCGAGGTGGACACACTCGAGTCCGCGTACGAACGTGTCTGCGCCGAGCGGGACCGCCTGCGCGACGAGATCGATAGGTTTAGCAAGACGCTGACCCTCGAGGCGGACATGTCCGCGCAGGATCGCAGCGCCCTTCACGCCGTCCGCGCCGCGCTGAATATCGTCCGCGCCGAGCGGGACGCCACCCGCGCCGACCTCGAAACCGTCCGCGCTCTCTTGCGCGACGAACACGACGCCGCCGAGGGGTATCGCGCCGAGCGCGACGCCGCCCGCGCGGAGCTCGAAACCACGCGCAAGGAGCGCGACGCCCTGCGTGCGCGCCATCATGACACATTGACCACACTCGAGCACGCGCAAGCAAAGGCGTGGACGCGACGCGAGCAGCGCGACGCCGCCCGCGCGGAGCGGGACGCCGCGCGGAAGGGTCAGACGGCAGCGGAGCAGGACGCGGAATGAACCCAATCACGGAACCAGAATTCCGCCGGGCGCTCGAATACTACCGCGCGCGATTGACCGAATTGCGCGCGGAGCGGGACAGCGCCGAGGCCGAGCGGGACGCAATGCGTGCGACGTTCGACGCCGCGTGCGCCGAGCGTGACGCCGCGTACCATAATGCTATGCAAGTCGTCGCGGAAATGTGCGCGGAGCGCGACGCCGCGCGCGCGGAGCGCAACGACGCCGAGCGAGACACCGCCCGCGCCGAGCGAAACGCCGCCCGCGCCGAGCGAGAGCTCGACGCCTCGCACCGGCCATGGTGGGCACGCGCGTGGTTTGACCGGTGACGTCACCAGCCTCCGAATTCATCACGCGATGCGACGAGCAGACCCTCACCGAAGTGCTCGCCCGCTGCTCCGTCGTCCAGCTCGCCGCGCTCCGGTATGACTGGGCGGATTGGTGGGCGCGTCCAAAGCAGAGGATCCCCGACGGACCGTGGCGTAGCTATGGATTCCTGACCGGGCGCGGGTTCGGCAAGACGCGGACCATTAGCGAGTGGGTCCAACAGGAAGTATTCGCCGGGCGCGCGGAGCGAATCGCACTCATAGCGCAGAACGAGGACAAGACAATCGAGGTGATGATAGAGGGGGAGTCCGGTCTGCTCGCCACGTCCCCCCCATGGTTCAAGGCGCGCTATGAATCGGGGCGCGTCCTATGGCCGAACGGCGCGCAGGCTTTCGTGTACACCCCATTCGAGCCGCAAAACGTCCACGGGCCGGAGCATCACCTTGCATGGTGCTCCGAAATCGCGCGCTGGCCGGCCGCCACGCGCGATGAAGCGATGGCGGACCTCCGGCGCGGTCTGCGCCTGGGATACGGCAAGCTCATATGGGATACCACGCCGCGGCGTCGCAACCCGCTGGTGCGCAAGCTCCTTGAGCGCGCCGCGAGCAACCCCACGCGGCATGTCGTCGTCCGCGGCTCGATGCGTGAGAACGAGGCGAATCTCACCCCGGAATTCGTCCAGGAGCAGATCGACGAATACGGTGGGACGCAACAAGGCGCCGAGCAGATCGACGGCGTATTTCTGGACGACTCCGCCGGCGCTCTCTTCCGGCAGGCCTGGATCGACGCCGCCCGCCGGTCCGCGCCCGGGTCCTTCCGCCTGCGCATCCTATCCGTTGACCCCGCGATCTCCACGCGCCGGGGGACGGACCGGACCGGCATCGTCGATCTGGGCCAAGGGGACGACGAGCAGATCTACGTGCTGGGGGACATGTCCGGCAAGCACGCGCCGGAGGAATGGGCGCGGGTCGTGCTCGACGCGTACGGTCGAAATGAATGCAACGCCGTAATCGTCGAGCGCAACCGCGGCGGAGACCTCGTGGCCAGCAACCTCCGCGCGCAGGCGCAGGCCCGCGGCTGGCGCGTCATCGTGCTCGACCTGCGCGCGAGGCTGTCCCCGTACCGCGCCGGGATCGTGTACGTGAAGGAAGTCCACACCAGCCGCACGAAGGAAACGCGCGCCGAGCCGGTAGCGGGCCTGTATGAGCGCGGGCGCGTGTCGCACGCGCACGGCGCGGACCTGCGCGCGCTCGAAGACACGCTCACGACGTGGGAGCCCACCCCGACGGCCGAAAGCCCCGACGCGCTAGACGCGCTGGTGCACGGTGTCTACGAACTCGCGGGCCTGCGTGACGATCGGCCGGATGCTCGCGCCGGATTCAAGGGGATCACGGACGCGGCGAAGAGCCTGACGAGAGCCTCGTCGGCGGACCTGTCGGCGGCGCTATCCGGGTTGCGGCGGACGTCAACCCTTTGATGCCTTCGCGGCAGCCTTGCGCCGCGCGCGCCAGTAAGATTGGCGCTTTAGTGCACGTTTATATTCGTCCGCGTAATCACGTTCGCGCGCGGCTGCGCGTTCTGCGGTGTCTACAAGTGCGTCGTATTCGCGTTCATCCCCGCCTTTTGCCTTGTCTCTGCGTTCTCTTGCGGCGGCGGTGAGCGCAGCGGCTTCGCGCATCGGTTTGGCTGATTTCTCTGCGTCCTCGCCCGCAGTCTCCTCGAGCTTGCGCATGGCACCGTCGCGTTGGCTCTCATCCATTGCTAGAACGGCGGCGGTATCCCTATGCAGGTTTGCGTCGACGCGAGCGTTCGCGCCTTCCCATTTGGCATTGGCTGCTGTAGATTCCGCAGCTTCGGCTCGATGCGCAAGGCGATCGTATTGTGCGTCTGTTTTCTCGGCCGTGATTTGCGCCCGGTCAAATTGCTTGGAATCGTATCCGTACTCCTGCTCGATTGCTTCGAGATCTGCTTGTGACTTGTCCGCGTTTGCTTTGGCTTCGTCGCGTTGCGCACCTAACGCGTCCGCCTTGGGTTGCATTTGTGCGTGCTTCGCTTCGTGCTTCGACGCCAGTGCGTCCGCCTTGGTGTGCGCCGCCAGCGCCGCCTTCCGATCATTCGTGGGGCCGTCCGATTCGTCCTCGGGTTCGTCCTCGTCATCGTCGGAATCGTCAGACGAACCCCCGCCACCGTCGTCGAATTGTCCGGTGCCTGGATCGTGCTTGTCGTTGACCCACTTCGCCACGGAGGCCCGCACGGCGGGCGCGAGCGCGGGCGCGGCGACACCGGCCGCCTTCTTCGCGCTGTATTCCTCCACGGTCAGGCGCCCGTCGGGATCGGGCGCGCCGGTGACGAGCAGCACCGGTCCGAGGCCGGCGCTCGCGCGCGCCTCGTTCACCGAAACCACGCGCGCAATGTCCGTCGGCGCGAGCGCGATGGACGGCGCCGACTTGCCTGTTTCCTCGAGGCTCGGAGCGTCGACGCCGAACGCCCCCGCAAGCGCGGCGATTGCCGGCTGGTCGACGACGAAACCGAGCTCTCGACTTTCCTTGACCGCCCGATGAAAGTCGTCCGTTCTCTTGGCCAGCGAAGCTCGGCGCGCGTCCTCGTCCGCGTCGGGGATCAGATAGTCGCGGTGAGGCGCGAGCGTCGAATCCCCGAAGTTGACCGCGGCCCACACTTCGATTGTTCCGGTCAGGATCCCCCGCTCGAGGCAACGCAGGTCGGACTCGACGATATCGTTCCGCACGCCAAACAGCGCCGTCGCGTCGACGCCCGGCGCGGAACCATTGCTGCCGAGCGTGGCATCCTGGCCAAGGTAGATACGGGACGCGGCGCGGTCGCTGCCGTCAACGATTTCCTTGAAAATCTGCCACGCCTGCGACGTGTTCGTAATGTAATCGAGCGTCGCCCCGAAAGGCTTGATCCCCACCGGCGCGTCAACGGACGCAATGATTTTCAGGAGCTCGAGGTACGCGCGCCCCTCGTCGGAATCGATCGGGATGCCGTCTGGCAAGGTCCCGACAACTTTCGCGTTTCCGTGCGTCGTCCCGGCCCGACCGCGGTCTCTGGTGCCGAGCGCGTGATCCGCCCATACCAGGGCAGCCGGCAGCACCGCGGCGTCGTGTTTCCACGGCGCGTGCGCGTGCTTGCGGAACACACTCCAGCGGCCGTCTCCGTGGACGATCGGGACCTCCCCCGTAATCCCCCCCGTACGGTCGAACTCCGAACCGGAGCCGTCGTCCACGCGCGTCAGGAGCATGCGCGCCTGCGCGTCCCATCGGCACCATTCCAGCGGCCAGTGACGGAGCTCGAAGTCCACCCGAGAGCCATCCTCGCGCGGCGTCGCCACGTTGTATCCGATCGCGATGCCATGGTTTACCAGCTCGCCATGGATGGCGCCGATCTGGTCGGGATGCGCGCCGATACCTCGGGGCCCGTAAAGTGCGTCCGCCTCGTCCCGAATGCGAAGGGCGCGCGCCGTGTCGTTCGCCGGGGTGAGCCGGACCGGGAGCCCGCGCTGCGGTGCCAGCCGATTCAGGTATGCGACGAACAGCGCGGAGTCCGTGCGCATGGATTCCGCCAGACGGACCGGCATGCGAAAGCGGCCTAGGAGCTGCGCGTCCCGCGCGGAGCGAATCGCCTCGAGCGTCCAGGCGTACGCACCCGAGTTCTCTTTCGGCGCGAGCAATTCGGCCGCCAATCGCAGGGTGTCAAACTCCCCTGCGTGTCGGACCTTGCGCGCGCGATGCGATTTACCGGCCATTTGGTGCTTTCCCGGAAACCCTAATGACGAAAGAGGAAGAGTCCGCGCTGGTGCTCGCGGCGCAGGCCGGAGATAGGGCGGCGGTCAATAAGCTGTTGCTCGCGTTCCGGCCGCTCGTCATATCGCTCGCGCGAAAATCCGCCGAGGGGACGGACCTGGACGATGCAATCCAAGAGGGGACGATCGGGCTGCTCCACGCGATCCAGTCTTGCGATCTCGCGAAGGGCGCGCTGCACACGCACGCGCGCATTCGAATTCGCGAGGCGATCCAGCGCTGGCGCCGACAATACGGGCGCATGTTCGAAACGCTCCCCGACGAGCCCGCGCATTCGCACGCGCCGCGAGACCAGAACGACGACGCGGGGGAATACGTCCCACCGGAGCTCCGGTCCGAACCGACGCAGGAGGTAGCCTGCGCGGCGTCGCGCCTGACCGCGCGCGAGCGCGCCGCCATTGCGTGGGACGATATGCCGGAACGGACTGCGGAACGCATACGTGCGAGCGTGCGAGGCAAGCTCTAGTTACTAAGTAGGCGCGGCGGGCGAATTTCCGACACGTGTCGAAAAACCATAGGCTGATCCTACTTAGGCACTAGATGCCCAAGCTCGTTCGCGGAACCTGCGCGGCGCGCGTGCTGCCCGAAGCGGCCGGCGCGTTGCCCGTCGCGTTCTGTCTCTTTCGCGCCGGTTGGAACCGGACGGAGAACGGGGACGCGCTCTTCGACGCGGCGGCCGCGGCCGCCGTGATGGCTGCATATCAGCGGCATGGCGTCGATCGAATGATCGACCTCGAACATTTGTCGCTCGAGGACCCTGCGAAGTCTTCCAACTACGACCCTGACGCGCGGGGTTGGTTTCGGCTCGAGCTCCGCGCCGACGGGTCGCTTTGGGCCGTCGACGTGCGATGGACGGACGACGGCGCCGCTCGGCTCAACGCGAAACGACAGCGTTACATCTCGCCTGCATTCCTATTCGACGGCGACACGCGGCGCATTACCAGGCTCCTAAACGTCGCGATTACGGCGCTGCCGGCGACACACGGAACGGCGGCGCTAATGGCCGCGAGTATCGGCTACGGGGACGACTTGCCAATGTCAAAGGAATTGCTCGCAGTCCTCGGTTTGGAGGAAGGCGCCACGCTCGAGGACGTCATCGCGTCAATCGGCGCGCTCAAGTCCAAGCTCGACGCCGCTCTAGGCACGCCTCCGGCGGAGCCTCCGCCCGCGGAGCTCCCTCCGCTCCCTCCGCTCGAGGCCGACGGCGGACCGCCGGCTCCGCCCGCGGAGGACGAGGATGAGGATGAGGATGAGGACGAGCAAGCCGCGGCGAGTCTCCTGCGCCTGACCGCGCGCCCGACGTTGGCGGAGGCCGCGCGGGACATCGCCGCATGGCGGGCGTCTCACGTCGCGCTCGAGGCGGACCGCGCGCGGCTCGCCAAGGAGCGCGCGACCCTCGAGGCTGGCGAGCGCCGGTCCCTCGTGGCGTCGCTCGTCAGGCTGGGGGTCGAGCTCCCGGCGACCGCATGGGAGGACGACCGCGCGCAGCGCCCCGTCCCGCGGCTCGCGTCGGAGCCGATCGCGGAGCTCCGCGCCCGCGTGGCCAAGCACACGGCCGCACGCACCGGAACCGCGCCCGCAACGCCGGCGCAGCCGACGACGGACGCGCACGGGCTGACCGAGCGGCAGCTCCGAATCTGCCGGGAGACCGGTTGCAAACCCGAGGATTTCGCCGCGCTGGCAAAGCGCCGCGGCGCCGTGGCTCGCGTGGACTGAAACGAAATGGCAAACACGACCCGCAATCTCATTCGCAGGCCGGTCGGGCGCGAGGGCTATCAAATGCACCTCCCGGTCGACGGTGGGGCACATATCTACGAGGGATCCCTCGTCGCGCAGTTGACGGCGACGGGCATGCTCGTTCCCGCGTCGACGGCCGGGAGCGGTCCAGCAATCGGCGTCGCGTGCCACGAAGTGGACGCCAGCGCGGCCGCGGACGGCGACAAGCGATGCATGATCGAGACCGACCGCGTTTTCATCTTCCCCAATGGTCTGACGACCGACGCGTTCTCGGAGGCGAGCATGATCGGCGCTGATGTCTTCGTCGGCGATGACCATACCGCCTTCGACAACGATGGCGGGGCGACCCTGCAAAAGGCGGGAATTTTCATGGGCATGGACCCCGAAGGCGTCCGCGTCCTCGTCTCGCCGAAGACGGCGCAATACTGATCGGTTACGCGGGTAATCATGAATGGCAACCATTAAGGTAACCGACCAGCTTCCGACGAACTCTGCGGATGCGATGCGGGAGTTCGATGATCGCTATCTGGCGGTCTATGGCATCGCCCAACCGCCGGGGTGGGCGGACGACATCGGCGATCTAATCGAAACCGCGTCCCCCGACGTGACGTTTCCGATCGGTCTGCTCTCCACGAAGTACCAGGAGTTCTCCGGCGAAAACCGGGCAAAGACCCTGCAAGAGAAGGACATTCGCGTCAAGGTCGCAGAGTACGACGCTGGCTATGAGGCCCGGCTAATCGATCTGACGACGAACGTTTTCGCCTATCAGAAGTGGCAACAGATCCCGGCGCGCTTCCTCGCGGCCGAGCAGCGCCATCGCAACGCGCAGGTTGCGGCGATGCTCGAGGCCGGGACGGTCGGCAACTCCGCAATCGACGGCGTTCCGTTTTTCAACGCGTCGCATCCCGCCAATCCGGCGGAAGGTACGGACGTTTTCAGCAACTATCAGGCGTCCACGAAGGATGTCGTTTCGCTCGTCAATATCGAGGCGGAAGCCACGATCATGATGGGGGTCCTGGACGAGAACGGACAGAAGCTCGGGATCCAGCCCGACACCATTCTCGTCCCGACGGGGAAGTTCCTGGCACTCACGAATCTCTTGAAGCAGGACATCGTTGCGAGCACAGCCGGAACGGCGACGGTGCGCAACCCCTTCCTTGGGGTTTTCAATGTCGTGCACGTCCCCGAACTCACGGACGTCAACGATTGGTACCTGGTCGATTCGAAGGCGTTGTCCCAGGGGTTGACCCCGTGGGGCATGCTCCGATACCAGCCGGCCGCGTCGCTCGGCCTGCGCCATTGGGACGAGGACTCGGACTTTTTCAAGAACACCGGGAAAATCAAGGTGTCCTCGCACATCTGGTATGGGTTCGCCCTGCTCTTCCCGCACGCAATCCGCCTCGTCAAGGGCGCGTGATTCGTGACGACTAAGGGGATCGAATCAGCGGTCGACTCCAAGGATTACGCCGACCCCGCGGCGGATCTGAGTCTGATCGCGGAGCGCGGGCTTCCGAGCCGGCGCATTCGACCGCTCACGTCCGGAAACCTCGTCGTGACCCTCGTCGGAACGAAAGCGGGGGACGCGCCGCGGACGTTGGCGGTAACCGCCAACGTGGACGAGGATATCCAAGTCACGACCGTACACGCCGCGACGAACATCCTCTTTCGCGTCTATTGGTGACCCGTGGCGGTCTCCTACGCCACGCGCGCGGACTTGTACCGCTACGGACTCCCGCGCGGTCTGCTGTCCAACCCTGGTCGGCTGGCCGCAACGGTGTCCACGATCGGTGACACGTTCGAACTCGAGGATCACGGGTTCGAGAGCGGCGCGGAGGTACAGCTCCGCGCCGAGGCGGGCGGCGCGCTCCCTGCGCCGCTAGTCGGCGGCACGATCTACTACGTGCTCCGGGTGAGCGATTCGCTCTTTCGGCTCGCCGAAACGCTCGGCGGCGCGGTCATCGACTTGACGTCGGAAGGGGGCTCGATCGTCGTCGCGGCGTCGCTCGAACCGACGATTGATGCGGAGCTCGAACGGTGCTCGCGGCTGTTCGACACGTACCTACCGGCGCACGCGGTCCCCTTAGTCGCGCCGTTTCCCGCGTTCGTCTCGGCCTGCGTGGCCAAGCTCGCGGCCGCGGCGCTCCTCGAAATCACCGGCCAGTCCTCCGCGCTCGTCCAGGCGAGCGCGGAGCAGACCCGGAAGGAAATGGCGCGGCTTGCCGGGGGTATCAACCTCCGGGATCCAGCGGCAACGTCGGCAAGCAATTGCGCGATCGGCTGGTATCCCGCGGCCGATAGAGGTGGACCGGACACCGTACCTTGATCCGTGGTGACTTCTCGCGGCTGTCCAAAATCAAGGCGTCGCTTCGGGCGATGCCAACCGTCCTCGCGCAGCGCGTGGCGGCGCGCATCGCGCCCGTGATCACGGACCTCGCTCGGGGGACCTACGGCGGGCAACGGAACGTGTACGGGGACGCGTGGCGAGAGCGCGTCGACGGAAGCGATGCAACCCTCGTCGCAACCGGCGCGCTCAAGAGCAAGGTCAAGTTCGCGGCGGTCGGGACGTTGATCCGGGTCGTGCTCGGGACGAGGTACGCCAAATACCAGATCGGTATGCGGCGCATTCTGCCCGCCCCGTCCGCGCCGCTCCCGACCGAATGGTCAGCACGAATTGAGCGCGAGGCGCAGGACGAGATTCGAAAGGAACTCAAGTCGTGATTTACGAAATCACGAAGGAGCTACGCGCGGCATTGAAGTCGCGCGGCGTCCCTTTTCCCGTCCTGTACGGGCCGGAGCGCACGCAGTCGGCCGCCATGGTCGCCGAGCGGATAGTGATCCAGCGCGCCGAGGACTCAACGGGGCCCGCGCGGTCCGTCCACCGCAATCCCAAGCTCCGCGGCGTCCGCCTGCAAGGCGTGATGATCCGCATCTATGCGCGGTCCGGACTCGCGGGCGCGGCCGTGCACGATCATGAGCGGCGCGCCGAGGCGGTCCTTGACCGGGTGCAGGCGGTCCTATCATTGATCGCGGCCGGACGCCGCAATGCACTCGAATGGGGCGCCGGTAAATTCCTACTGCCGGAAGACCTCGAGGCGTCCGAGACCTGGCCGGGCGCGGTCTACGAATTGGCGTGCTCGATCGAGCGCGGGATTTTCGACACTGATTGGCAGGGCGAGGCACAGCCCGAGGCGCCCCTCGGCGGCGTCAAGAATCGAACGGACGTGACGGCGGCGGGCGCGCCCGAGGGCGGACCGGTAGTTACGGCATGCGGAGCAGCGAGCTAAATGGCAACCCTTCCGAGCGCAAACGTACGGGTCGACGCACGCGCGAGCGCAATCGCGGCCGGGACCGATCTGCTCTGCATGATTGCGCCCGTACCGTTGAATGCGGACGTGACGCCGCGGCTGTTCGTGTCGGCGCAGGCGCTGCTCGACTTCCACGGCTATTCGCCGAGCGCCGACTATTGCGCGATGCACTTCGACGCGCCGAGCAAACCCGTCCTATTCGTCGGCGTCCCGATCGTCACTGCGGGCGCGGTCGCTGACGAGGATGACACGCAGGTCGACGGGACGAGCGCCGTCACCGTCACCGGTACGCCGCTGGACGAGTCCAACGTCGAGCTCACGGTCACGCGCGGCGGCACGGTGTCGACGGACGACATCGCGTTCGACCTGTCGGCCGACGGCGGCCGGACGGTGCGCAGCGTGCGCCTCGGGACGGCGACGAGCTACACGATTCCGTACCTCGGAGTCACGATCAACTTCGCGGCGGGAACGCTGCTCGTGGACGACGCGTACACGTTCCGCACCTCGGCGCCGCGCGGCGACCAGGTCGGTATGCAGGCGGCGCGGCTCGCGTTGGCCGCACAGCAAAAGCAGTTTCGATCCATTCTGCTCGGCTGGGATCTGCAAGACGAGGACGACGCGGCGGATCTACTCGCAGAGGTCGACGCATACGAGACCGCGAACGAGCGCTTTACCTACGCGCGCGCGAACGTGCGCGATCACCATCCCGAGGCGGTCAAGGCTGCTCTCGGCACCCTGACGTTCGCGGAGGTTGGGTTGACCGGTGACACGGTGACCCGCTCCGCGGGCTCGTGGCTCACCGATGGTTTCCGCGTCGGTCAGGTCGTGACGTTCTCCGGCACCGTTTCAAACAACGTCTCCGGTCCGATCGCCGCGCTATCAGCGACCGTCATGACGATGGGGGATACAGATCTCTTGGCCGAAGCTGCGGTCGCGGGCGCAGCGGTCGGCGCGGCGGAGTCCGCCGTTGCGTGGCGCACGGACATCGACGCGGAGTTCGCCGACGTGACGGACGCGCCTCGGCTGGTGCTCGCGGCCGGGCGCGCCCGCAAGGCGAGTCCGATCCACGGCTGGCGCCTGCGCCGTCCCGTCGCCTGGGCCGTCACGCTCCGGGACTATGCGAGCGACGTCCACATTCCCACGTGGCGGAAGGCGGACGGGGCGCTGGACGGTTGGGACCTCGAGGACGAGGACGGCGCGACCGTGGAGCATGACGAACGGATCGACGGCGGACTGCTCGCGGCCGGGTTCACGTGCCTTCGCACGTACGCCAACGGCCCGGCCGGCGCGTACGTCGCGCTCGACCTGACGCGCGCCGAGGACGCGTCCTTGCTTTCGCGGACGCACAACCAAGCGGTTGCAAACGTCGGGTGTGCCGTCACGCATGTGGAGACAGAGAACGCAATCGGCGAAGTCCTCGTCCTCCGCGCCGGCGGGCTCGCAACCGAGGGGAGCCTCAAGGAAATCGAAGCGCGCGTCAACAGCGCGCTCGCAATGGCGTTGCTCCAAAGCAAGGGCGGGAATCCCCCGCGCGCGTCGGGCGCCGTCTGGACCGCGAGCCGGAGTGACGTGCTCAACGTTCCCGGCGCGGAGCTCAACGGCGTCCTCGCGCTGGAAATCAACGGCACCCTCGAGCACATCAATACCGTGGTGCGTATTCGGTCGGCGGGCTAAGCGGCATGTCAGAGCAGGAATTCCCGACCCTCAACGACGTCGCCCCTTCGTGGGCCGATCTAACCGTATCCATTCCGGTGTACGGCGGCGTCGCGGTCAAGACGGCAGATATCGTCGGGATTACGTGGGAGGAAACGGTCGAGGTCGGCGCCGTCCGCGGTCTGTCCGGCGGACGTAAGCGCAAGCGCACGCGCGGTCAGTATGACTGCTCCGCTTCGCTCACCATGCTGCGCCAGGGCTATCGTACGCTCGCAGCCGCGTTGACCGCGCGCGCGAAGGCGCTCGGGGTCGGTCTGAGCCTGATCGGTTTCGATATCGTGCTGCTCCATACCACGCCCGAGCTCACCGGCGATTCCGAGGTGCACGAGGTCAAAATCGAGGGGTGTCGAATGACCGGCCGCTCGGGTGACATGGCGGAGGGTACGGACGCGGATCAGATCGAGACGACGGTCGATTGTATGCGCATTCTGGTGGACGGGATCCCGCTTCTATGAACATTGCCGAACTCGAGGCCCGACGAACGGAACGCAAGGCGGCCGCAACGCGAGCGCGCGAGGAGCAATACGCACAGGATCTCGAGGCGCTCGACGCGCTGGAGACGGAGCTCGGAGACGGCGCCGTGTCCCCGATCGATCTGGCGGCGCACAGCGCCGGGCTCCCGACAATGGTCGTCGTCCGAACGCCGTCAGCGCTGCATTTCAAGCGATTTCGAGACATGGTGCGGCGCGCGAAGGACGGCAACACCGGCGCCGCTACGGACCTCTTGGCGGACGTGTCCGTTGCCTATCCCGACCCGGACACGTACGCCCGCGTTCGCGAGGCGTTCCCGGGCGTGCATGACAGCGTCGGGGTCGTCGCGATCCGCCTCGCGCAGGGTCAGGCGACGAACGAGGGAAAAGGCTAGGACGCCTCGTCAAGGACGGCCGCGGTAACCGCGGCGTCCTAGCTGAGTGCTTGCTCGCACTCTTCCGCGGCTCGGGGGACGTCGAGGCGCAGGCCGGCGCGTACGCGCTGGCTGACGCACTGATCCGTATTCGTCAGGCGTTGCGGGGTAAACGATAGTGGGCGACGGGACGCGGTTTGACATTGACGTCGTAGCGAAGGCGGATTCCGCCATCGCCGCGGCGGCCGCCGTGTCTCGGCTCGAGGGCGAGCTCCGCGCCGCGGGTGACGCGTCGACGGCGTCGGCCGCGGCGGTCGCGGCGGGGGAGGCAAAGTACAAGCAGCTCGAGGTTGCGGCGTCGCGCGCGGCGTCCACCGCGGAGCGCCTCGGCGCAACGCTCGACGCGCATCAGGCCAAGATGCAGGCTGCCATGGACGCCGGCAATGACGGTGCGTTCTGGCGGCTTGCTCCGAAGATGGTGGAGCTCGAGGGGAAGCAACGCGCAGCGGCGGCCGCGGCGCAGGCGGCCGCGTCCGCTCTCAAGGGTGAGGCCGCGTCGCTCGACGCCGCGAAGTCTGCCGCGAACGCGGCGGACGCGGCGCACGTGAAGCTCGGTCAGGATATCAAGGCGGCGGGCGTCGCCGCAAAGGACGCGGCCAAAGCACTCGACGTCGCGAAAGAGGCGGAGCAAAAGGCCGTCACGGCGGCGCGCGGGAGCGGGTCGATTGACACGTTCGGGCGCTCGTTCAAAAAGCTTGGCGGTCCCGTCGGTCAGGCCGCGGACACGGTTGGGGATTTCGTCGAGTCCGCCGAGGAGCTGTCGGGCGCGCTCGGTGGCGCGGGCGGGTTGCTCGCGATCTCCGCCGTCCTATTCGTGGCGATCGCCGCGGCGGCCGCGGCCGCGACGATCGCGATCGTCAAGTGGGCCGTCGGGTTGGCGGACGCAAACCGCTCGGCCGCGTTGAATGTCGAGGCGCTCGAGGCCTCGAGCGAGGCGTTGCGAGGACTCTCCGGGATCCTTCCGGGCGTCTCGGGCGCGACGGGTCTCGCGTCCGACAAGGTCGCCGACCTGGCGAAGCAACTGGCGTCCGCCGGCGTATCGGCCGCGGACATGCCGGACGCGCTGCGCGCCGCCGCAATGCAGGCCGCTGCACTCGGGCAGGCCGACGTAGGCAAGCTCGCGGCAGATCTCAAGGCGGGAAAGAAGTCCGCGGCACAGCTCCGAAAGGAGATGGAGAAGACTTTCGGCGGCGTCGTCAAAAAGAAGCTCCTCGGGATCGACGCCCAGGCCGCGGCGCTCAAGAAAAACCTCGCGGCGACGTTCGGCGGTCTCGATATTGAGCCGCTACTCGCAGGCGCCGCGAAGCTGGTCGGGTTGCTCGACGCGAACACGGCGACGGGCCGCGCACTGAAGTTGATTTTCGAAGGGGTGTTTCAGCCGCTCATTGACGGCGCGGTCGCTGCGATCCCCGTCATCGAACGCCTATTCATCGGCGCGACGATCCTCGCACTGAAAGCTTACATAGCGCTCAAGCCCTACGGGGAAGAGATCGCGTTCGTCGCGAAAGTCTTCGCTGTGCTCGCGGCGATTGTGGTCGGGGTAGTTGTCGGGTCGATCGCACTGTTCGTCGGGTTCATCGCCGGCGCCGTTGCGATCATTGGCCTGGCGATCGCGGCCGTCGTCGCGCTTGGAGCTGTCATCATTGGCGCGCTGGGCGGCGCGATCGACTGGCTCACGTCGCTGGACTTCGCGTCCATCGCGACCGGTCTAATTGATGGGCTCGTCGGCGGCATCGTGTCCGGTACCGGGATCGTGGTCGATGCGATTCGCGGACTCGGTTCGTCGGCCATGAGCGCGCTAAAGGGCGTCCTCGGCATTGCGTCTCCGTCGAAAGTGTTCGAGGGTTTCGGTATCAACACTGCGGAGGGTTTCGCGGGCGGCGTTGACGACGGCGCAGGCGCGGCGCAGTCCGCGCTCGCGAGCATGGTCGAACCGCCCGACGCGCCCGGAGCGAAGGGTGCTGGCGGCGGCGCGGTGTCCTTCACGATCAACATCAACGCCCCGTCCGGCGACGCGAAGTCGATCGGCGCGGAGGTGCATCAGGCGGTCGCCGATCTGGTCGCCCAATGGGGATTGGAGCTCGGCGCAACATGAGCCTAAACCCGATCGACCACGAGGATCTTTTCGAGGCGCCGATCATCGGCGGCCGAACGATGCCAGGATCCGTCAAGCTGAGCGGCCACGATCGCGAGTTCAAATACGACGACAAGGAAGGGGACGGGCAATCGGGCGCGAGCTCCGAATATAAGGGGCGCAAGCTCGGCGGATTCCTGGCGACCGTTTACCTGGTAAAGGATGACACGCAGGGGTTGGACGAATTCGCGGAGTGGGATGATTTCCAGGCGAGCGTCCTGGAGAAGTCCCTAGCGGTCGACCCACCCGCCGCATTGCTCATCTATCATCCGGACCTTTTGCGCAACGGCTATGACTGCGTGTCCGTGCAAAAGATCGGCGGCATGACGCACGACGAAAAGGGTGGCGCAACGGTCGCCGTCGCATTCAAGGAATACGCGCCGCCGAAAACGGCGGGCGGGAGCCCCAAGCCAAAGGGTGGCGGGCAGGGTGGCGCCGCGTGGGAGCAGGGCAAGGCGGCACCGGACCCGAACGCAGCAGCGAAAGCGGAGCTGGATGCATTGGTGGCGGAGGCTAGCAAACCGTGACGGCGACCCTGGCCGGACATCGCGCGACGCACGCGCGCGCCTACCTCCCTGCGTGGGGCGTATGGTGGGCCGAGGTTTCCGTCGACGGCGATCACGCGCTCGCGGGGCGCGTCGAGCTCCGCATCGCGGACTTGACCCTGGCCGGTACGGTCGTTTCCGGGGGGCCGAGCAAGGGGCGGAGCCACTACCGGATCGCCGGCGGCTCCGCGGGTTGGGCCACGTCCGCGCCGGCGCGGTCGTATGCGAACGACGCCGGAGTGAAGCTCACCACGATCATCGCCGACGCAGCCGCGGCCGCCGGCGAAGAGCTCGACCTTGCGACGGTGCCGTCCACGCGCGTGGGACCCTCCTACGTGCGCCCGGCGGGCCCCGTGGCGCGCGTCCTCGAGCAGCACGCCCCGTCGGGTTGGTACGTGGACGAGGCCGGCAGAACCCGCCTAGGACGCCGCGCGGCCGCGCCGTTGGTTGTCGAGGCGGTCCGCGGTCCGCTCGACGCTGCCCGCCGAACGGTGACCCTGGCCGCGAAGCTGGTCGCGACGATCCTCCCGGGCGTCGTCGTCGACGGGCTCGAGGCGGTCGACGTCCAGCACGACGTCGGGCCCGACACCGGCCTGCGAAGCACGATCTGGGGAGACGCCCCGAAAAACCCCCTGCGCGATATCGTCCGCCAACTACTGCCCGATTACGCCTTCCGCGGCGGGCCGTATGAGTATCGCGTCGTCACGCGCGAGGGAGAGCGCGTGAACCTGCAACCCGTCCGCAGCTCCGTTGGGATGCCCGATCTCCGCCGCGTCACCGTCCGGCCGGGCGTTCCCGGCGTGCGCGCTGACGTCGCGCTCGGGGCGCGCGTGCTCGTCGGGTTCGTGGACAACGATCCGGCGCGGCCGTTCGTGGCGGCGTTTGAGGACGCCGACGGGGACGGGTTCGCGCCCGAGCGGCTCGACCTATCGAGCGAGGACGAGCCGAACGTCACCGTGCTCGAGTCCGCCGGCCGCGTCGTGCGGTACGGCGATCCGATCGTGTTCGCGTCCCCCGGTCCGGGCACGGTGACCCTGCCCGCCGTCGCCTCGCTTTCGAGGGTGCGCGCATGACGACCGATTACGGGCGCGACACGTCGTGCACGCGCGGCATTCGAAGCGGTCGGCTCGTGCGCGGAACGGTGCTGCTAGCGGAGGCGATCTTTCGTCGGTTGACGACTCCGCCGGGAATGCTCAGGGACGATCCCTCCTATGGGCTGGATCTCGAGGCGATGATAGGTCTGACCGGCTCGTCCGCGGAGGCCGGCATGTGGGCGCAGCAGATCCGCAATCAATGCCTGAAAGACGAGCGCTTGCAGGATGCAATCGCGACCGTCACGCGCGGCGACCCCGGTACGTGGGACGTGACCGTCGATTGTATCGCACGCGAGGGTGAGCCGTTCTCCCTGCGTATCGGGATCGCGGGCGTCACCGTGGAGTTACTCGGGATCACTGCGTGATCACTCTTGGCCAGCTCCTAGTCAAACAGACGAAAGCGGCGCTGCTACAGGTCGGGCTCGACGTCGCCGCGGCGCTGGGCTTGCCCGTGTCGAGCTGGCAGCCCGGCGACCCGACGCGCACCACCTATCACTACTTGGCGGAGATCCTCGAAACGCTCGAGGTGATGCTCGCCGATTTCTGCGCGGCGGGTTTTCTCGACTACGCCGCGGGGGATTGGCTCATCCTGCTCGCTAAGCAGGTTTTCAACGTCGACGCTATCCCCGCGACGTTCGCGACGTGCACCGTCCTGCTCTCGAACGCGGGCGGAGGCGTCTACGATTTCGAGCCGGGCGATATCACCTTTCGCAACAGCTCAACGGATCGCACGTACCGGAACACGACCGGCGGACATCTCGGCGCGAGCGGGACGCTACTCCTCGAGGCAATCGCCGACGAGGCCGGCTCGGATAGCTCCGCCGCGGTCGGCGAGATCGACGAGCTGGTGACGACCCTGCTCGGGGTCACGTGTGCGAATACGACCGCGGCCGTCGGTCAGGACGCGGAATCGCCCGAGTCCATCCGGTCCCGATGCCGCGCCAAGCTCGGGGCGTTGTCGCCCAACGGGCCGCGCGACGCATACGCGTACGTCGCGCGCGAGCCGTCGCTCACGGGGACGACCAATATCACGCGCGTGCGCGTGTTCCCCGACTCGGACACGGGCGACGTCGCGGTGTACGTGGCCGGGCCTGCGGGTCCGGTGTCAACGGCGGATCTCGCCGCGGCGACCGCCGCGATCCTCCGTTGGGCCACACCGCTCACAATCACGCCCCTCGTGGCGAACGCGGTCGCCGTGCCCGTTCCGCTGACCTACACCCTGTGGATCTATCGCGCCGTGAACCGGTCTGACGCGGAGGTCAAGACGGCCATCGCGGACGCCTTCGCGCGCATGCTGGCGACGCAACCGATCGGTGGTGACGTCGTTCCGCCCGCGACCACGGGCGCCCTGTATCGGACCCTCGTGGAGTCCACCGTCCGCGGCGTCTATCCCGCGGACGCCTTCCGCGTTGCCGTTGTCGCGCCGGCGGTCGACGTCGCGCTAGCAAACAATCAAGTCGCCGTTGCGGGAGCCGTGACGGGGACGATCGTTTTCGTGGACGACCCGTAACATGTCCCTTCACTACAACACTGTTGACCGAAGCCCGGTGACGGGCTCCGTCGCAATGTGGGTCGTTATTTCGACCCTGCTCGCGGCCGGCTGGACGAAGCTCGCTGACTCGGACGGCGCGACGTATAGCGCCGTGGGCGCGGCCGTGTCGAGCGGCGCGGTAGGCGGCGGGGGACTCGCAAACAATAACGCATGGGTCCGCCTGCGCGCGCCGACGGGCACGCGCGAAATCACGATCCAGCGCGGCACTATCGGCCACTTCTATTGGCGTATCAAGTATTCGAAGGGTGCAGGCTTCGTCGGAGGATCGCCGGCGGCCGCGCAGACCCCGAGCGCAACGGACGAGGTAATCATTTGGGGGAGCGGAACCGACGCCGCGCCGGGCTATGTCAACATCTGGGGCACCGACAATTCCTATCGCTTGCAGGTGTGGGCGGACGACGCAACCCCTTACGGGTTCGGCGCCGTATCGTGGACGAATGGGAGCGGTAACACGAATAACGGCGTCCTGATTTACGAGCCGGTGACGGGCCTCCCGGTCGAGGGTGATAACGATCCTTTCGTCTGGCACGTTGGTAACGGGTCGACAACACAAGGCTCGAGCGGCTCCATTTCGAATCAAGGGGGCTCCGGGAATACAAGCGGTTGTCGTGCTTGGTTCAAGCCCGGACTCGTCGGTGAGTCGTTCGTCCTGTTGAGCGGTTGCACACTAAACACCGTTACGAATAATGTGGTCGCTCCAGGCCAAATCGGGACGAACGCGGTCAATGGGAAGGATGAGGAGATCCCCATCCCGTTTATTCGCCCGTCGGGCCTCGGCGGCGTCACCGGCTATAAGGGCATGTCCACGCTCATCTCGTGGTCAGGCTCGCCCCGCGCGACCGGCGACCGTCTCTCGTCGGGGGGTGGGACGAACAATCGCCTAGTCTACAATCAAATCACCGTGCCGTGGGATGGTACGGCAGTGACAATCTAATGGACTTCGCCGCGGAGCAGGTTGCCGTCCTCACGCCGCGCCAAGCGGAGACGGGTGAGTTCGCGAACCGTTACACGTCCATCGAGCTTTCGACGGCTCCGGTCCTGGACTCTACGCCGCCCACGATCGGGAGCTACAACCCCACACCGGGCACGCCGATCCACACGTACCGCCCGATCGCGTTCACCGTCACGGACAACGGGGACCTCCGCCGCGTCATGGTGATTGTTTCCTACGCGTCTGGCGCCGTGGACGTGGCGCACGACGGGGACGCCTTCCGCGGTCTGTACTTCGGCTCGCGCGTCGCCGTTGCCGGAGGGTGGCGCTACACCGTCGCGCGCGGCGGAGGTTGGCCCGCGGCGCCCACGTTCGAGGTCCGTGCGATCGACACGGCCGGCAACGAAACGAGCGCCGTCTGATGCCTACCTGGCCGCTCATTCCCGGCGGGCCTGCGCCCGAGCAACCGGCCACCCCGCGCGTGCGCCCGGTCGCGTCCTACATGACAGCCTTCCGGCGACTCGTCCCACGCTGGCTCATCGAAGGGGAAGGGGAGCGGATCCTATTCGCTCTCGGGACCGTCAAGCAAGCGTTGGCGGAGTCCGCGCGCCTGCGCGTGCGGGCGCGGTTCCCGAGCACGGCACCGCCGGACGCGCTGCCCGCCATTGGGCGCGATCGTCGGATGGCGCGAGGCCTGCGCGAGACGGACGCCGAATACGCCGCGCGACTTCCGACGTGGCTCGACGCGCACCGCACGGCGGGCAACCCCTTCCGTCTGCTCGCCGAATTGACGACGCACATCGGCGTCCTAATGCGCATGCGCACGGTCGACAACCGCGGCAATTGGTACACGCGCGAGGCGGACGGCACGGAGTCCCAACTACTCGCCCAAGGGAATTGGAATTGGGACGACGACCCCGCGAAGTGGTCGCGGTTTTGGGTCTTGCTCTATCCCCCGCCTTCCCTGTGGACGGTGACGGCGGAGGACATCGGAGACCCGGGGCTTTGGGGCGGCGCCATCGGGCCATCCGGCCGGCGGTACACCATCGGGACGACGGCGACCCCGGCGGAGGTCTCTGCCGTGCGCGGCGTCGTCCGCGAATGGAAGCCCGCCGGGACCCGTTGCGTCAACATCATCCTCGCGTTTGACCCCGACTCGTTCGACCCCGTGGACGCGACGCCCGGCCCGGATGGGACGTGGGGACGCTGGGGGATCGGCGACGACCCGCGCGCGCGGGCGCGCCTGGATACTGCACGCTACTGGGACGGGACCTCGTAATGCCTAGCTCCTACGCCGGTGACCCGGACCTTTTCCCGACCGCCGCCAACATCCCGAGCGACGGCGACGAGCCCGACGCGGCCGCATGGACGGTGTCGCTCGAGGCGTTGCTCGACCGCACAGTATGGCTGCGCGCGCGCATCCTCAGTGAACCGATCGTCCGAGTCCTTTCGGAGACGCCGCACTATCGGCCGGCTCAATGGGAGCCGTCCGTGGGCGCGGGCTATCTCATGTCCATCGCAACGGGCGTCACCGGAACGGATATCGTCTGGCCCCTGCGCCTTCCGCAGGGCGCGCGCGTCGACTATTGCCGCCTCTATATCACGCCGACGTCCGGCCATATCTTCCCGATCCAATTCGGACCGGGCCTCGCGATCTGTCGAATGGCACACGCGACGGGAACGCTCGAGGTTCTGGCGATGACAACCGAGGCGCCGGTCAATTCCTCCTATGAGGTGCGGCACGAGGTTCAAGTTGCGGCGGATCCAGGAACGCCTATCACGATCGACAACGGCACGTATGCGTACTTCCTTCTTTTCCGGAACGAGGACGGTACCAACGCGCACTGGGAAGACATGCGCGTGGAGAACGCGCCGACGGTCGCATTTGATAGTCCGCTAGGGGGGTTGTGATATGGCCGGCCTACTCTCCACACTGATTTTCGGATACCGAACGATCATGAGCGGCGGCGCCGCGCTCATCCAACGGGATACGATCAATCTCATCGGCGCGACCGCGGTAGACAATCCGGATCAGGACCGGACCGATGTCATCGTCGGCGCGTACGACGTCCCGGAAGTCATGACGGACGACGGCGCGGCCGAGGCGGATGCATTCGTACAGGCCGACACGAGCGGCGGCGCGTTCACGCTGACCCTCCCGAGCGCGGTCGGGCTACAGGGGCGGCGCATCGCAGTGTCCCTCGTGGAGGACGGGAACACGCTCACGATCGCCGCACCGGGTGCGGAGACAATCAACGGCGATCCGACGTACACGCTAACCACGCAGTGGCAATCGGTCGGGCTCGTCTCGAATGGTACTAGCTGGATCGCGGTGTGAGGATCGGGACCGGGCTAGCAATCCCGGGCCGCGCGCGCGGACCGTCCGGGTTCACGGAGGCAGACGCCTCCGCCATTATCGCGGAGCTCGGCGGCTTTTGGCTGCGGATGCGCGACCCGTACCTGACGATGGGGACGCCGCCAGCGATCGCGAGCGTGGCCTGCAAGGACGGTTTCGCGACGTACGGCTCGTTCGCGCAGGCGTCGACGTTGAAGCGGCCGACGCTTTCGACCGTCGACGGCGGTAAGCCTAGTGCCGCATTCGACGGCTCGGGCGGCGCTACGTCGGGCAAATGGTTCGTTAACAATAAGACTGCGGCCACGTGGAAATGGCTGCACGCGGCGGAGGGTTGCACGCTGTTCGTGGTCGCACGTCGCACGGGAGGGACCGGGACGCAGCGGATCCTTGACACGGGCAGCGCCGGCAGCGTGAGCCAGCACGGAATCAGCCTCTCTTACAACGCGACAACCAATTCGACGGAGGCGCGCGTTACGAACGGCGGAGGCACCGGTAACGGCGTGTTTTCCGCGACGGTTGCGGGCGTCGTCGCGAGCACGCTCTACTTGCATGAGCTGACCCACTCGCTGGCGGCCGGCTATTCGTACCGGCTCAGTGGAGGGACACCGACGGTCGGTGAGGCCGCACAAGCCTATTCGACCTCAAACCCGTTTAGCTCACTAGGTCTCGGCGCGAATGCAGCGGGCTCCGTGCAATGGCTCACGGGGGATATCTGCGAGGTCTACGGCGTGCCGGGCGTCCTCACGGCGGCGCGGCTCGCGTCGCTTCGCGGCATGTTCGCGGCGGAGTATCCGTGAATGGGAATCGTCCTAGCCTCGGCGCCCGCGCCCGCGTCGGATTGCTCCGCGCCCCGACTGCTCCTGCCCGCTCATCTGTACGCGGTCGTCAATGAGCCGTCCGAGATCTGGCGCGACAACGTAGCGCTTCGGGACGGATACTGCGCGCAGTCCTGCCGCGTGCTTGACGGCCCGGCTGCGCTCCGGGTGTACGACCACCTCGAGGATCGCTGGCGCGTTTTCCCGACGACGGCCGGCAACTACACCCTCGAGGTAGGGGCGGGCGGTCAGACGAAAACGGCGACGCTGCACGTCGCACCCGCACTGCCCGCCGAGGCGCCGGTCAAGCGCGTCGCGCCCGTCGGGGACTCCATCACCGCGGCGGTAGGTGACGGCGGATACGTGCGTCACCTGTCGACCGCGCTCGGCGCACGGATGGTGTTGCTCGGAACGCAAACCAATAACACATATAAGAGCGAGGGGTTTCCGGGCTCGCAGTGGCAACGCTTCGCTACGCAATTCGGGAACGTCCCCGAAGCGGGCGTCCCGAATTCCCCGTTCTGTACGGCGACGAGCACGATCAACATTCCCGCGTGGCGGACCGCGGTCGGTGCCGATCCGGACCTCGTAACGTGGTCACTCGGGACGAACGACATTTACCCGACGGACCTCGCGGCCGTCACGGCGAAGTCCGTCGCGTCGTTCGCTTACGCGGAGGCGTTGATCTCCGCATTCAAGGCGGCGCTTCCGTCGGCCCGTCACCTGCTCGTTCCGTGCTGGCCGGGCAACGCCAACGCCGGCGCGTGGGCGGGCGGAGCGGCCCCTGCGTTGACGTATCGGCAGAAGGCCCACCTATGGGCGGAGCTCCTCGAGGCTCGTTTCGCGTCCCGCGAAGCGGAGGGTATCTACCACCTCGGCGGTTCGTTCCTACAGATCGATCGGGCCCGTGGTTATCCGTCGAATAATGACATCCACCCCGACGTCAACGCGGGTCACGTCACGCTCGCGCGCACGCTGCGTCATTGGATGACGTGGCAATGGGTCTTCGGGTTTTGGGCATGAATATGGAATCCTGGCAGGGCATCATCGTTGACCTGGCCGTACTCACGGCGGCTACGGTCCTGACCGCGCTCCGTGTCGTTCCCGCGGAGGCCGCTATCGCGGTGCTCTCCATGCTCGTCGGCTCGCGCGCGGGCTCGCGCATCAATCTGATGAATCCGCTTCAACCCGTCGTCAGGCCGCCGCCCGTCGCTCACCCTCCGCATCCTCCGTCGTCAGAAACGTTGCAGTAAGGGTCACCCCGAATGCTCGAATTGCTCGAATCCCCCGCAATGATCCTGCTCTACGTCGCGATCCTCGGCGCGATCGTCAACGCCATTTCGCGTCCCCTCGTGGCTCGGTTCCCGGCGCTCGGTCCGTACGCGCGCGCCGCGCTCGACGCGCTGCCCAACGTGGTCGGAGCGCTCATGACGATCATCACGAAGCGCCCGCTGGATCCGCCGGTCCCACCGATCTGGCCACCAGCCGATGACGACGACGGTGACGCCGAGGCACTCCCGCCGCCCGCTGCTCCGCCGGCGCGCGCCCGATCTCGCGCGTCGACCGTCCTGCGCTTGCTCTCCTGTCTGACGCTCGCCGCGGCGTGCGCCGGCTGCGCCGGAAACCAGAGCCAGCTCGACGCCGCCGTCCAGGTACTCAACTCGACGCAAGTTCTGTTGGTGGAGGCGAACGCCACGATCGCCGTGCTCCACCGTCGGGCGCGCGATGCCGCCGTCGACGCCGCCGCGTCCGCGGACGCGGCGCGCAAGGCGTTGCCCGCCGTCCACAAGCGCTTCGCCCCTGCGTGGCGCGCATACGAGCGCGCACGCGCCCTGTGGCTCGCGGCCGCGGCGTCGACCCGAGCGGCCATGGCGGCCGAAGCGGCGCAGCAACGCCCCGACGTGGCTCGTGTGCTCGCGTCGCTCGCCGCGCTGTCCGCAGCGTGCGTTGCGCTCGAGGACGCCGCCCGCGCGCTCGCCGCGCCCGTCGCCTCCGATTGGTTCTACGCGCCGCCCGTGTCGAGGTACGCATGAGTTCACTCCCCTTCGCATCGGCGCTCGTCGCCGAAATCCTACGGCTCGCGGCGTTGCTCGGGCCCGACCTCGTTCGAGCCATCACCGATGCGATCCGGTCCGAGCGCCCGGACCTGCTGCCCGATCCGCCCGAGTCCCAGGCGGACGTGATCGAGGGCGAGGACGAGGACGTGATTGCTCGGAAGTTCGGCTGATGAAACACCTTGTCCTTTTCGTCCACGACAACGCCGAATCGCGCCCGCTCTATCGGGCGGCGCTCGCGCCGGTCGATGGCGTCGAAATGGTGTCCATCTATTGCGGTGGATACTCGCAAGCGTACGTCGATGCGGCGCGGTCCATGCGCGGCTCGGGGCGCGGGCGTCTGCTCCCGCAAGTCGTCGCTCGCTACGCGCGCGTTCCGCAGCTCGGGGCGTACGGCACCGTCAGCGTCATCTCGTTCTCCGCAGGGTACGCGCTGGTGCGTGAGCTTCTACAACACCCCGACGACCGCGCCGCGATCGGCGCGGTCGTCGCGATCGACTCCATTCACGCGGGTTTCGACCCGGACCGCACGGCAATGGACGCGCAGTGTGCACCGTTCGTCGAGCTGGCGCGGCGCGCGAAGGCAGGCGGCGCGCTGTTCGCGCTCGGACACACGGACGTCCGGACGCCGCAAACGGGCCCGAAGGCGTTCGCGAGCACGACGCAAACGGCCGCCGAAATCGTCCGGCTCGCCGACGGCACGGGCGGAGACTTCGTGGCCGAGGCGTTCGACACGGAGAAGGACGACACGCGGGAGCACGTCGCCGCGCTCATGTCGTGGGGGCCCGCGTTCGCCGCGCGGGCGCTCGTCCCCTACCTCGGCGGGGTGCTCCCGGCGGAGCCGGAGCCGGAGGAGTGGCCCGAGCCGGACGCGCCCGACCCTGACCCAAACCCGGAGGCCGAGCCGGATTCCCTTGGCGCGCGCTGCGTCGCATGGTGCGAGGCGGAACGCGCGGCGGGCGTCCAGGAGGAACCGCTCGGCTCGAACCATTCGGACCGGATCGAATGGTACGCGGAGCCCGCCTACCGCAGGGAGACGGGCGCGCTGCTCCGGTTGAAGGCGCTCCCGTGGTGTGCGGTCGCGCAGTGCGCCGCGCAGCGCGAATGCCTGGCGCCGGGCGAGGCGGGCGCGCACGGCTATTACGCCAGCGGCGTCGAGCTCGAGGAGAGTGCCCGCACGGTCGGGACCTGGCGCGGACCGGACTACCGCCCGCGCGTGGGGGACCTCGCGATCCTGCTCCGGCAGGGTGTCAGCGACCCCGCGACCGCCGGGTGGGAGCGGCACGTGGTGCGCGTCCGGACCGTCGGCGCCAGCGAATGCACGACGATCGGAGGCAACGAAAACAACCGCTGGGGCGTCTCCGCGTTGCGCCTGGACGACGCGCGGATCGTTGGGTGGATTGCCTATCCTTGACCCGATTACAGCGTATTCTCATCGTCCCCGACTGCCATTGGCCGCACGGGGACGAGCCGGCGTGGGGCGTCCTGCTCGCGGCCGGACGCGTCCTGAAACCGGATCGCATCATCGTCCTAGGGGATTTCGGTGACTTCGATTGCGTGTCGGGTCATCGCAAGGACCCGAACCGTTGCCAGCTACTCGAGCATGAGCTCGCGTCCTGCAACGCCCGGCTCGACGAATTGGATGCGCTCGGGGCGAGGAAGAAGGACTTCATTGCAGGCAACCATGAGCACCGGTTGGCGCGACACCTCGCCGACAATTCGCCGCAATTGGCAAACCTCGTCCGCGTCGAGCGCTTGCTGCGCCTGCGCGAACGTGGCTGGACGTGGACGCCCTACGGCCAATTGCTTCGCGTCGGGAAAACCTACTACGCGCACGACCCGTCGGGTTGCGGCGCGTACGCGCACACCCGGGCGAGCGTCGCCTGCGGACACCCGATCGTTTTCGGGCACACGCACCGCGCCGCAGTGGCCTACCACGGCGACACGACCGGCGCGAAGCGCGTCGCAATGATGGCCGGCTGGCTCGGGCGGGCGGACGCCGCGCACTACGTGCACGACATGCGAAAGCAGCATGATTGGATGCACGCTTTCGCCGTCGGTTACATGGAGCCCGGCGGAACGACGCACGTCCAGCTCGTGCCAATCCTCCGGGGTCGAGCCTGCATCAATGGGAGGATCGTAACATGCTAGCGTTCATCGTTTACGTTGTGGCGGCGCTGTTGATTGCGGGCCTCGGGTTGACGCTCGTCAACGTGGTGACGGACGACGCCGCGATCCGAAGCATCGCCCGGTTCGTCGTGCTTGCTGCACTAGTCCTGTGGCTCGTCGGGATGTTCGTGGGTGTCCCGTTCCCGTCGCACTGAGCTCGCGATCCCCCTGTGCGAGCAGCGCACGGATTATACGTGCGGGCCTGCGTCTCTGCTCTGCGCGCTCCGATACCTCCGCGTCGCCGGGCGCGCGACGGAGCGGAGCCTGGCCCGGGAAATGGGGAGCGACCCGGAGCACGGAACGACCCTGCGCGCCATGCTACGGGCCGCGCGCCGGCGCTGGGCGCACGTCCGGCTCGTGCGCCGGTGCGACCTCCGCGCGGCGCTCGCGCGCGGCGACGTGGCGATCTGCGCGCTCGCCGCGTGGGGCGACGGGCACTACGCCTGCGCCGTGTCGGCGGACTCTCGGCGCTTCGTGTTCGCCGACACGGCGACCGGCGACCGACGTTCGCTGTCGGTCCGGGCGATGCGTGAGCGTTGGGACGGGACGGCGATCCTGCTCTCGCTCGCGCCGCGCCGGCGCGCGGGCCCGACGAAGCCGATGGGTTAGGGTGTCCGCCGGCGGATGGCGCGTGCTGCGCGCGAATCGCCGCCGCCACCGCCGTGCTTCAATGGGCCGCCGGCGGACGAGACCATGGAACACGAAAGCCCCGGCCGGGTCAACCGGTCGGGGCTTTCGTGCGTCCGAGTGTGAGCGTGCGCCCGTTGAGGAAGATTTCGAGTGCCCGCGCGCCGTCGTCGTACTCAACAGCCGTAAGAGCTTCGGGTGCCTTCTGGATGGCTTCGGCCGTGACCGCCCGGACGAACTCCTCCTTGCTCTTCGCCTCCCTGAGAAGCTCCGTAAGCCGGGGCTTGGGTATTTTGAGCAGCGCGAAGAGGACGGAGGCTTCCTTTTTGGGGCGCGCCGCGAGTTCCAACACGGCGCGGTCCAGTATAGAGCTCCGCGTCCCCCCGAGCCGGCGCACCAGCGTGTCCAGCGCGCGGAGCGTGGCGGGATCCAGGGTCACGCACACGGCGACGCGCCGGCGGGCGGCGGGCAGGGGCGGTCGGCTCACGGGTCCACGTCCAGGCACATGGCGTACGCGCGGACGATGGCCGGACCCTTCCCCGTGGCGTGGCATCGCCAGCCGATCGCCGTCCCGTCGTCCCACGACGTCGGCGCGCTGGCGGTGAGCATGCTCGGGGGATCGGACGGCATTAGTTCGCACCCTCCGCCGAGCGTCGCCGCGCCGTCGTCGCACCGGATCTCCGTCCGGGCGATCCCGTCGATCTCCTCCGCCCAATCGCCCGTCACCACGTACACGCGCTCCGGGTCGAGCCCGGCGCCCGGCAACCCACGCGGGCCACGCGCACCGCGCGGCCCGGCCGGCCCGGCGCCCGGCGCGGAGACCGCGGCGGGTTCGGCCGCCGGCTCGTCCGACGACGTCGTCTCGTCGACGGCGACCGAGCCCGCGCAGCCCACCAACGTCAAGAGCACCAGCACCAGCATCCCGATCGATTTCATGACTCCCCCAATCGTCGCCCGGCATCCGGGCTGTAGAGAAAATAGAGACGCCGATTATTGAGTCCCGACTCAGTAACCCCGGCCGGGGCCCCGGCTAGGGGGCCCCGGCCCGGGCTCAGAACATCCGGCGGCAGCGGGCGATCTCCTGCTCTGCCAGGGCGCGCTCCGTCGCGTCCTGGATCCGGTCGGCGAGCACCGCCGCG